ATTAACTTATTATCATTACGTAATATATTTTTTGTGTTAACTAAAATATTTGCATCACGTAATTCAAACCCTTTCCTAAATTCTTCAATATTATCTACAATATCATCATGATTGTTTTCAATTAATGATTTTAAATATATAATATCATCAGATATACTATTATTATTGTTTGTTAATGATGTATATACACCATTATTAAGTCCAATAGATGTATGATGCGTATTTAAATTATTTAAATTAGTTTCAATTTTGATTTTATTAGATAAAATTTCTCTATCATGAGTTGCGAAATCTTTTCTATATTCTACTCTATTCTGTAAAATACTGTCATAATTGTCTATAGTCAATGATTTTAAATATGCAATATCATCAGTCATTGTTGTTCGTTTTAATACACCATCAACCGTTTTATATTCTCTAAGAGCCACGTATTTAGTATCGGATAGTCCGAGTTCGTATCTAATCAAATTACTAAGATTCGTGCTATTCAAATTAATATTTATTTTATTGGCATGTATATTTGCACGATTTATTTCAAGTTGATTATCAATTAATGTTATATCATCTGATATAACATTTGAATCGGCGTAAACATTCAATGTAGATGGGATATATCTACCAGATTCATCTAAACCTACATTTTTCTTGATTGTTCGTAAAATCGCTGCGTTATTAGAAATTTTTTCAGAATTTAAATCAATATTAATATCTAATTCATTTACAATAGAAACAATATTATTGGTAGATGCGTCGTCGCCTTTACCAATAACAGTACGTAATCCATTCCAATCTCCAAAAGAATGTTCTAATATTATTAAATCCTCTAATATTAAATTAGTTTTATCCTTCCAATCATCAAAAGTATCAGTGCGTAATACTTTTGATATTTGGTTATAATTATCAGTTATTGCCATTTATTTTTTGCTCCAATAAAAATTCTAACATTGATTTAATTTCTTTCACATCTTGTTTTAAATTAGATATTTCTATCTCACGATCTGATTCAATATTTTTCTTCATAATATATTTAGAATATTCTTCTTTATTTGTATTAATAATCGCGTGTGAACTCATATTTCTAGATAACGAAGCATTCCCTTCAACCTTTTTATATTTTAATTCATCCATAATGTTTATGAAGTTGCTATAACTCTTAAATCACGCACCATCGGCACATAAGATGAATTGTCTGCACGTAATATTAATTTTATTCCAAAAGAAGTAAATTCTAACATATCAGATACATCATATTCAAATTCAAACCATTCATCCTCAGAAACTGATACCATTTTATCAAACTCTGCGAGTTGTGGTACGTTAACATACCTTAAATGCCTGTAAGAAGATGAATCCGTCGATTTTGTTTTATAATAAACAGAAATCTCACTTCCAGGTGGTTTATAAACACTTATCATTATACGCAAAGAAGTTGCTGGATCTTCTAACACCACCTCTTTAGTAATATATCGACAATCACATGATCCGCCGCTAGGTTCTAGTTCTGATACAAACTCGCCATTAGCAACATATCTCCAAGAAGAATCTTCAACCGGTATCTCTTCTAAAGTATTCTCATCAATATTCCATTCTGGATAATTTATCCTATTAGAATGCATTATTGCACTAAACCTTTTAAGATCTATTATTGGAGAAATATATTCATCGGTAGATGAAAAGTTTGCAAAAAATTGTAAAGATGGTTGATTTCCAAAAAAATACTCATTTTCATATGAAAATACAGATCTTGTGGATTCGTGTCCAAATCCACCACCATCCACCATAATTGGATTCCAATTAAAATCAATAATTCCTGGTAAATTGGTAGAATGTTGAGAAGTACCAGATGTTGTCTTAAGTAAGTATGAAATATCAGTCCCATTAAATAATAAATTAGTTACAGATGGGTATATAATATCATACATAGTATTAACATATACTCTAGGCAAATTATAACTACTAACTCCTTGCAAAGTGAATCTGCCTCCGTTAATAGGTTTTTTTGTAGTCCCTGATATTAAGGTAGAACGAACAGAATCACTAATACTGGCATCATCTGGATGATACCATTTATATCTATCCTTACTGACATCTATAGTAAACGAATCTATTGTAGTTGAAATTACTGAATGGACACCATTAAAGTATTCGCCTTTAATTGAGTTAGTATCAGCATCTCCACCATATCTAGATGATTCTCTAATGCCAGTTATTGCGACTAAATTTCTAGTATTATATACTTCACTAACTAGATTATGATTCTTCACATAAAAAGTAACCAAACTAGAATGGGGTGTAATCGTTACAGAATTTTCATGCAAGACAACAGTATTATTAAGATATCCATTAATATCAGTATGAGTATTTTTAAAAGATAAACGAGATGGTGCCGTTATATCAAATTTAGCACGATATACATTAAACTTTAAATCTTCCATCTGATCAGCAGTCCATGTTGATGCGTTTTGCGATTTAAAAAATACACCAGCATATGGCTGTTTTGATATCTTTCCAGCACCGTCCAATGATTCTTCGCCGAGTCTAGATATCCAACACGTATAATCTTGAGTATCGGCAAGAATTACAATACAATATTCTTTACCATTCTTTAAAAAGATAGGATAGTCAAATTTAAAATTTGTTGGAATTTCCCCCTTATCCGGATCCACATTAACATGCTTAGACTCTACTTGAACTTGATTACCCATTATAACTTGTCCAGGAAATCCCGCAACCGTATCTCTAATCTGTAATTTCACAGGGATTTGTGGAGCGGAATCTGCTGGTTTAGATGAAAAGAATAGATCCACAGAAGTAATAAACATACCATTATCTGGTTTAACTTCTATTGTTTGAGCTAATGGGTCATACCAACCAGTATCCGAAGTATTGGTTCTTCCAGTAAACACGTCATTTGTTACTGTAGTATCTCTTGAAGTATCAGTCTGTACTATCTTAGCACTTCTAGTCTGAACCACAGTTTCCTGAACATTTACCAACATTCCAGTTGCAGAGTATGTTACTTCTGCTGATGTTCCAGAATCGGTTGAATTATTTTGTTGATCGGTTAATCTGAAATCTCTATCCCCACAACGAAATCGAATAACCTCGGTATTTGGTATTTCAAACAACCCATCTATGTTCCCTTTATTATCAGTAATTAGTTTTGTTGTTTGTGATTTCACATAACTAAATGTACCAATAACAGATGATGTGTTTTGTGATAAAGATACCATTAACAAATCTTCTCCATTTTCATATATGATATCTGGATTAATATTATCCAACACTATTATTTCAACCTCAGTCTCAGACTTATATAAAATGTCAATAAGTCTCATTCGCTTACTAGAACTAGCACCCTGTAAAAATAATTGTACATCATTTTTTACGGCAGAACGAATGTCAATATCATCAACAAATGATGTCATTGACGAATACCTAGTAGCTATATTGGTCATAATAATAGAATTGATAAGAGAACAATATTTAGTAACATTTCTCCCATCAAAAAACGCAAACACTCTAGTATTTGGTTTTAACGCAGTTCCACGAAATATTACAACTCTTGACCTAATATATGGAATAATCGTAGTATTAAGTTCTCTATCCCCCAATCTTTCAGTTTTAATATCTTCTTTTAGTGTGTTAATAACACCAGCCTGTCTAGTTGTTATTGATGTTGATTGAATCTCTGTAGAAGTAGTTATACTTCTAATTCCTCTCCCACTCAGCTGCACTGAACTAGAAGACCATGATGAAGATTGTCCTGATATCCAAGAGTCTGTTATTTCCCCCCATTTAGTACCAAGTAAATCTAATTGTTCCGCATTTTCTTTAAAATTATTATATTCATCACGATTTATTGTAAGATCAGGTAGTCTTTCAACATCTCTCCAATTATCATTTGGTGGATTTAATAAAACATCTCCCCTGAATGTAAATACAGCATAAGGGTTCACATTAACATGTTTAGAACATTTTGGTTGTGTAATTACCAATTCTTCTACATATGGCAGCATTACAAGTCCATCTTTAATCGTATAATGACTTGAATTGTCGTTGTCAAACAAAAGATTAACATTCTTTTCAGAAAATTTTGGTCGTAATATACCAGATTCATAATCTATAGCACACTGATAATCTGGGTCTGATACATCACCGATATTATGTCCTAAAAATGGTTCTACTAAAAATCCATTTTTAAATTTATTATTACCATTAGAATCGGTTATTATCATATCAGTCGTCTCTTTTTCAAGCAAACTTAAACTAGTATAATATTCCAATTTTGATATACGTGTTTCCAATTTACGCATATCATCCATTCTATACAATTGATTGTCAACGGCACTATATAACACATCTTTCGGTGTTGATGTATACTCGGTTGCTTCCACATTATATAATAACATACCATCAATAAAAGAACTGGGTAAAATTGGCTTTAATGATGCATTCCCATATTGAATATTAAACATACCGTCACCACTTAAAAATATTCTATCTTTTCTTTTTAAATATAAACGATAATCTGTAATAATACTAGTACCACTTAATGGATACCTAACAGAAAAAGTATTACTACCAAACACATCACCACGCCCAAGTATTGAATTATGTATATTAGCATATATGGAAGATGGTCTAAAATCCATATATCCAGACAACCGAACTGATTTATATGTCGGAATATCCTCATATAACGTATTACGATACGAATCTACCGTCGCATAATCACCAGAACCATGTTCATAATAATCATAAACAACTGCCATTCTTCCTATAACTGGATTTCTCCCACGCTTAAGATTTATTACAGAAATATCATATAATCCATCACGCTGTCCGTCATCTAATTCATAATTATCAGTGACATCATATATATTCTTAATTGAAACACCAACTGGTGTTCCATCGGCGTGAAAATCCCCACGCCCCCAATCATAAGGATCCGTTGGATCTATGGCAAAATTTATATTATATCGGCGTGTCATCTCGTCAAAAAATGGATTATCCGTTTTATTTGTTGAATATAACGGCTCATCCCATGGTGCTATGCCTTGTCGTTCATAAAAATTCCAAGCATCCGCAGCAAATTTCAAATGTACATCCGTCATTTCGTTAATAAATAATACATTTCCATCTAAATCTATACGGAAATAAAGATTTGTCTCTAAAATCTCACCACCAGATGCATCTACAGATAAATCATATACCCGTATTTTAATTACATCAGAATGTTTTAATTGAACAGAAGCCATTGTAACACTTGTCCCACTACTATCTGTCAACTTATTATCAATAAGATACTGGGAATTTATAATATCTTCATATACATCTAAATCAAAAGTAGTGCCTATTACACCGTTTAAATCATCTGTTAACCAACCCCTATCAAATGTTGTTGGACTGTCTGTATCTATACCTGACTTGTCTACTAACGTGTATGGTAAATATACATTATTACGGACTTTTGATTTAATTTTTTCTATTGCTTCTGTTTTAATTAATGTTATTATTATATTATAATCAACATTAGTCTCAATAGTTACACTTGAACGTAATTTTAATTCTGTAAAATCCTGATTAACTATATATCCATCGGATTCTATTGGAAAACATTTACCGACTCCCGCATCAGAACCAACCTTATATACAATAACCCCCGATGCATCAAACGACATAAATCTATCAAATGAAGTGATAGGTAAAACGAGTTTTAATTCATTAGACCCACCTTCATCTTGAATACGTGACTGTTGATTTATAAATGTTTGTTGATATGTATATGACGTATCAATGGTAATAGTACCAGATATATCATCAACATGTCTCACCGTTTGAATATATGGAGTCTCAAACTCTGCCATACTTCCACCACCATCATTATTAATAACAGTTGCAGAACTAATACGGCCACCATTTTGTGTTTCTATTAAATTTGAATTTCCGCCGGCATCAAAGGTGCCGACTCCAGTATTACTCCATTCAACAGAACGGACATGACCACCAGATTTAAATACATCTGAACTAACTGTAGTCCCATCAAAATAAGTTGAAGAACCAATATGTTTAACTAATATTGTTTCACCGACTTGATTATATACCATACCCCTAGTTTTAGTATTATCTTGATGTGCTAAAAATATCAATGGTTTGACAATGCCACTTTTCACAATATTAGAACCAACCCCTGTTGATGATAATTTATATTGATGCAAAACATTACCACAAAACGACCACACCCCACCCGTAGTATTAGCCGTTCCTCGTAGTCCTACTGTTGTGTTACTACCGCCAATAGACCTGATATGAGATGGCGTATATTTTGTGGGGGTATTATACATATTGTTAAATTTTAAATCATAAATATATATTTTAAAAATACCAGATTCTTCTTCTTCTCCATTTGGTGTTGATATATTAGCATTAATGCTAGACAATCCAGTATTAATAATATTAGGTTGAGTTCCTTGAACAAATTCGACTGATTGTATTTTAGCAGTACCAACAATATCAACCTTATACGGATTATCTGACAATGGGTCATATTCGGTGTCATTCCGTGAAGGATTTTCTACATCTTTCCAATTATATAAATTGCCATCAACAAATGATGTTTCATCATTCGTTAACATGTTAGATATGGTTATCAAACCACCACCAGTTACCGCTAAATTGTCAGTATGTTTTCTAATAGAAAATGTCGAAGTTCTTTCTGATATCATAGTACTGAACAAATTAACAGTAGAATTTATTTCAGGTAAACCATTAATATCAGATACATATAAATATTTACCAGATTTATATGACAAATATGCACTATTTCTTTGTATAGTATTGGTAGATCGTTTATATGGTATAAATACTGTAGTACTACTACTTATTCTATTACCTTTAACATACGCTATACCATTCTCTATACCTATTGCCAAATGATCCCTAAAAACAGACATCATTTTATCATGACTTTTCCCTGGATAAAATATTTCAGAAGAAACTATTAAATTTTGTTCTGGATATTTTTCCACATCCCTCACAGTGACATGATGATAATGTCCCACCTCATTTACGTCATCATATAAATCTGTATGTTTAAAATTCATAGAAATGAAATCATTCACCGACATAAACGTCCGAAATGCAATATCATTTACAGTCTTGATTCCATTATTATCAAATTCATCAAAATAATTTCTAACATCAAGACTAAAAGACTTTATTGTGAAATTACCAGATTGTTCATATGTACGTAATGCCATAATTTCTGAAATTAAAGCATAATCCGTTCTACTAAGTATACGTTCAATTTGTCCATCATTTATAGAAATAAGTTGTATAAAATCATTACTTACTGGGCTATCATATTCTATTTTTTCCAACAACAAAGAAACTTTATATCTGTCAGCACCAGGCGCATTAAAATTTGGACTACCTTGTGCATTATCATATAAAGAAGAATCCTCATACACCGATACAATTTCTTCTATAACACGCAATCCAACCTTATATGTTGGTCTATTAGAATACCAATTCAATGATATTGTCTGTGCATGAACACTCACCATATTACCACCAACATAATATATACCAGCATCAATATGTGCTAAGGAAGACTTGCCAGTCGGATATCCGACACTAATGTCTAAAACTTCACATTGAAAATTACTTTTAAGTACTGCTGTTTCAATACCATTAGGGTCTAGTATATATTGTGGTGATGTGTCTAATATAGAACCGTGTTTATATTCATTAACAAACTCTACATCTAATGGTTGCCACGTATGGTCTATTTGTACTTGACATTGACCTTCAGTTGGATATAATGGAATATTTTCAGGGTCAGATACTGCCTCTTCATTAGTGTTAATATTAAGACATTTCCCGTTATTAATAATAGTGCTGCCAGCTATATATTTTAAAAATAATGTATCATGATATCTATTATCACCATCAATACCAGATTCTACATGAATGACTTTCGCCATAATACCATCATCACCCTCACCATATATAGTGGGGGTCTTTATTAAAATCCTACCTAAAAAATCATTAACATTATTATATGTGTTATTACCTCCCGCCGTTGACCGTATTTTTATATAATCAACATTAGTGTCAACAGAAGATTGTCCGGGAATTACAATAGAACCATCTTTAAACAAATGATCAGAAAGTGATGATATTTGATTTTGTAATATTGATTGTATTTCTATCAATTCCCTGCCCTGAATAGCATATCCAGGTTTAAACAGTACCTTTAAAAACCCATCAGTAGACGCATAATCATTATGATAAGGTATAGTATTTAAGTTTATACTCATATGTTAGTTCTCATTTTTATATAGTAAATTAATATAGTAAACATCTTGATACATTTAAAATTCAAAAACCACTTTAATATCTTCAATCTGATCTATAGCTCTAGAAACCGGTTGTCTATTCTCAATATATAACACACGCCCAAGTCCTGGTAAAATACATAATGTACGCAAATCAACAGTGCCAGTACCAGTACTCACGGTTGATCCAGGATTAGTGGTATATTCTGGATGATTTGGACCCCTATATTTATCTTTAACAGCAATCAATTGGGTCTCTGCATCAACCGGATCACTTATAATACTGACTTGTCTAAACACAGACTCATCTCCATCTACAGGAAACATGGATATGTTCATACTATTTTGCTCATCATATTCCAATTTCATAGATATCATTGCATAATACCCACCCAATTCTTCTACTGGATTAAACCCATGTCCGTGTTCTGGTGAAATAATAGCCCTTGCTTGACAAATAACAGAAGGTTCTGCAACTTCACCATTCGCATTAGTTGGACTCAAACTTAGTCCCAATGGATTTACTCCAATTATAGTAGAACCAATAATAGTATACCCTCTTCCCTTGTTAACTATTCTAATAGAATGCACTTCTCCATTAACTACATCAGCATAGGCACTGAAGTTTTCCCCATTGCCATCATCAATATATACTATTGGAGCAATAACATAAGAAGTAGCACCTGATAATTCACTAGGACTGAATGCTCCTGATAATGTAAATTTAAAACTAGTACTTGTTAAACTACCAGAAGTAAGTGTTCTCCATGCACCACCAGAATCGCCAGTTGTAGTAGTTATTACAAAAATACCATACCCGTTATAATTTAACCCAGTAGTCGTCAAACCACTCAGACCGCTGGTCCACTCATAATCAACTGAACTAGACAATAGTTCATTAGTGCCTTTAGTAATAGTTATTTTTTTATTATAACCACCACCACCACCATGTGTAGTCACCAACGCATCTGGATCACTAAGATCATCTGGTAAAATTCTGACATGTTCTATTCTTCCTGATTTATTAACATCCATAGCATTTTCTTTAACTGCCCATTGAAGAATATCTGGATTAGATACCGCAGCACTTGCGGTGTTAGTTGTAGGTTCTACCGTGAGAAATTTAACTGGTATATAATCTTTAGTTAAATACTGTAACGCATCAAACAAATAAATAGAATACATATATTTCCACGTATACCCATCATTCGTATCAAATGGTTTATCCAAATCTTTGATTGTCGGTTTTATTGTTGATGGAACTTTAGACACACCAACCGAACCAACTGTCCATTTAGAATTATTAATACATTTATATACACGATATTCATTATCATGAGACACTAAAACATATCCATTAGGTATAATAGATTCACTTCTATAATCATCATACATTTCATATATTGTACCAGACTTCCAATCAACTCTGGGGGCACATAATGTTACTGTATTTGGTTCAATCTTTTTAATCGATGTTAAATTATTAACAACATCAAATGCACCAGATACTGAATCAGATGGTGTTGGTGGATTTGAATCATCAAACCATGGTATAGAATTGCCTATGCCTAGATACACATTATTATAATGAGACGCCGTATAATATAACCACGTTATGTCACCATCATCTAATGCACCAACAAGGTGCGTTGGTCCTGAAACTCCGTTGCTTGTTCCCGAATCACCAATATTAATATATATATTCTTATGATAAATGATACTATCATTCTTATTATAAGGTGTATTTGGTGCCCATGGTGATGCACTTAATTTCACGGATTCAATGAATTGTTGGGCATTGAAAATCCTTAATTTATTTGTTATAATTGCAGACATATTTTATTCCTTTCTGTTAATTTTGTTAATTAATCTATCAACTCTTTTCTATTATTTATATCACTATTATATACTCGTTCCATTTTCATAATACTAAAAGCATAACGCAGTGCATCATTATATATATTCTCCCAATCATCACCATATTGGCTGTTATCAACTGAGGATAAAAATCCAAGTGGTGGGTCTCCACCTTGAGACCGAGAATCATTATGCGTAGATATTCTGCTTTGCACCAATTCGAAAAGGATATCTATCTGTCCATTGCTGAAATGACACATATCATTTACATTAGATGAAATGCTAGTATTTACTTTTGAAATAAAAACCACTGGTTCGTGTCCTATATTTATTCTTTTATGAAAGTTGGATTCTATCATATCTTGAGTAACACCAAACATCTCATTATCTATATACCATTGTGGTGTATTATAAAACTTCATTCGTTCTAAACCTTTCCAATTCATACCCAACGTAATTGCATTCTTTGTATTATTATTATTTTCTAATGTAATAAATAATCGTTTCGGTCTTATAGATAATGCAGAATCAATAACAGCATGATAATTGCGGTCATACATAGATTCTAATGATTGTATTGATGTGGTTGGCCATAAATGATCAGTATAATCAGTAATACCTTGACTCTTATATATATAATGGTCAAATCTATCAGATTGTAATATCGGATTAAGTATGACATCAATTACTAATTGCGATTCTTCTATATTTAAATTATGAAGTTCAATTATATGCATATCTCTCAACGAGATACTACCGCTATTATTAACATCCCATCTAGCAACCCCATCGATTTTTTCTTGCAAAAACTCATTTAATTCATAATCAATGGGATCGTAACCACCTATATGTTGTTGGATTTCTAAGTTAACGGCGGTTATGATTTTACTAGTATCAACATTATTATATTTCCATGCATGAGAAACTATATGAGAAGACCACAAACGTTCACTACTATTACCATCTCCATCTTCATCTAAAGATATATCAACAACTACTCTTGAATCATAAAGTTTCTTATATCCAGTATATATTCGTTCACCATTAACCATAATTGCTGATTCTGGTCTATAATTTAAATGTGGTGATACCAATATTTCATCTGGGTCTGTGAATCTATGACTAAGAACGTCCCTATATTCATTTCCACCCAAAAATCTAAATTTAGTTCGTTCTAACGATTTAGATGTAACACCCAAAGACGGAACATCTTCCCAATATTTATGAAGTCTAATAACCATTTTATCGTCACGTACATCTGACCCAGATCTTTGGCTGCCAACCCAAAAATTAGAACTTTCATCAACACCACTTCTGCTTATGCTATCAAACCTGAATTCAACATCATTAGGATAATCATATGCGCTACTATTTTCACCATAATAACCACCTGCACCTTCTCCTATTGGTATATTACCACTACTTTCAATATGTTTAACTGTAAATATTATATATTTATCATCTTGATGATACTCAATACCTACAATAATAAATTTACCCCAATTCCAAGAACTTGTATTATAATTCATAACACTTCTGTTTTTGAATATAGTGAAATTTGTTCCAATAATATCATCATTGTAAAAATCAACCATATCATATTCATTTTTATCCACATTAGTATCACGATATTTTGTGAAATAATTACTAATATATGATATGTGATTCACACCAACAAATCTAACATCTGACCAAGACATGTTATCTACCGAATTACTCTCGTCTAGAGAACTGTCATAATATATAACATTAATATCAGACGCATATGAACCACCAATGCCAAAGTCATGAGACCATCGCAATATATCTACATAATTAAAAGAAGTGCCTATTGGTATTTCAGTTATTCTAACCTTCGCAAAACCAGCATTATAATCTGGGACTTCAACAGGAGACCCGCGGTCGAGATCAACCCAAGATACTTTATTGTCAAATGTCACTTGAATCTTAATACCATTTAAATCTTCTGGATCAGCCGCATGCCCATAGACTTGATGTAACTCTAAAACGTCGGGTTTCCTAGAATCAAGATGAATTCGGCGGTAAGGACCGAAAGTGCGTTTTAAATCAATTTTGACTTCAAAACCTGAAGAGTGGGTCAGAATAAACCCAGGACTGTTGACTGTATCTAGATGATGGGCACTGAAGAGGGCATATCGACCTGCACCTAGGCGGTGATCAGGATAATAAATGTTGTTAGAGGGGTCACTATCAACATCAACGCCAGATTTGAGCCCTAACATAGTTGATTGAAGATTATCATATCTAACTGTATTATGATGTCCACCAGAATAGAGATTATTAACATTAACAACATCTGTTTTATAAACAATATCTCCCGATATATCATCCTTTTCAAGTCCTTTTGTCCATACCCCCAAACCATCCATAACATCAACAGTGATTTCAACGTTTTTAATTATATTAAATCTTAAATATGGAACGCCCTTAGTTTTACTTGATCTTATGAACGTATCGGTCTCTAATACAAACTCCCCAAACACTTCAAATCCAGCTGGATGGATAACTTTTTTAATTATATCTCGCCATTTATCAATAGTTACCGTACTACGTAACACATACGAATAATCTTGCCATAACATACTATCTTGACATTTCACAGAATTAGATGGCATTGAATCTTTTTCTGATAAACTATATCCTACACGTGAGCAAACGATTCCATTATTTAATTTTATTTCAGCATTCCCATTACCCTTACTCACCAAATCCAAAATAGGTTTAACTTCATATCCAATGCCAAAATCATTCCATCTGTTCGCCAAACCAGGAACATAACTACCTATAACAACCGTAGAAATCCCACCTATATCGTCTGACACACATCTTAAAATCGCACCACTACCTTTAGAAACATAATCACCACTCTTACCAGAAACACCCACACTAGGCAAAGTTTTATATCCGCTTCCACTACTATACAGATGTAATGAAGAAATCCCCCCAACAGATAGATTATGATATTTTAATGATACGGTATACCAATCCGGCAACATTAAAGGAATACGTATATGTCCTTCTTTAGTGCCATCATCCCAGATATTATTAATATCTGTATATACATTATTATGTTCTTTTATATCTTTTAATAAATAATAATCAACATTATGGTTTTGTACCTCCCATTTTACCTCGGCGCCAAATGTCCAAAAACTAATATCACCACCAACTGGTAATATTATTGTTATTGTTGATACTCCAGTAGTAACGTCTAATACAACATTTACTGGTATTTTAGCAGCACCAAATAATTCCGGTATTCCAAAATGAGATTTAGAAGAAATAATAACATGATACACCCCACTTACTAATCCATACCCATTAGAAAAAACGATATCCGACCACAATTTACCATTAGATGGTGTTTCTTTTAACCTACCAAGTTTCTCATCTGTATCAGTCTCTTCCCAATAATCAAAATGTAGGTCTGACATAACTGGATTTATTCTATTAATATTCTTATATATAGTTATATAAGAATCAGAATATAGTCCGGTGTTTTCGTCCAATATTGGGTCATTAATAGAATATTCGTTTGAATTAATAATTCTACTATGAATCATAGGATTAGAAGACCACATCCTTAGATAATTATTCGTATCCTCTGTATCATCTGGAAGTTTGTCAAATCTATGTCCTTTTGTTATTCTAAACGTTGCAAAGTCACCATTACAATGAGTAGTAGATTCTGTTGGTATGGTTATCTCACCATCAATTGTTTCAGAAACAATTGAACGTCTTGCTCCAATCAGAAATTCATCTTCTAAATGAGTACCTTCAGTAATAAAATATTTATCAAACTCACTTCTAGTTAACATCTCTGATATGATATTAATATAAAATGCCCAATAATATTTTTTAGAATTTAACATCTCAGTTATAATATCAATATCATCTGAAGTATCAGAATTTTCATTAATATCATACCTTACAACGCCGTTCACCGACTCCTGTAAAAACAACATTAACGCATCGTCCTTTGAAGTTATATTAGAATCATTTATAGAATTAATCTCATGAATAACAGCACTAATCGCATTATCCCAACTATAAACCATACTTTGCCAATCATTAGCATACGGGCCTTCTGTTATATTACATGTATAGAGTTCACCACCATCTGTTATAACAAACGACTTCAAATATGTCATTGAAGTGGCTTTACCATTTAAATATAAACTTGCCACACTAGATTGGAAATCAATTTCTACCGTAATATGAATCCAACCACTGTCTGAAACTTCAACATTATCATAATCAATAACACCAGCATCTTCCATATCCATAGAAAGTTCTGTTTGATGTCCTTCTGGTCCAAGAACTAAAACAAACTTCAATTTATCATTAAACTCTCTTTGTACTAATGTCAGTTTATTTGGGGTTTCACTAATATATTGTGATGCCAATGAAAAAATAACTTCCTCATCTGACCAATTAGGCGGATTTAAATTATAATTAAAATTTGGATGATACCAAAAATCTATAGTAAACTTATAAGTTTTATCATCTGCCGCATTAAATTCTGGTGATAGCAATTCACCAACACCATTAATTTTAACATACCCATCGCCATCATCTCCAAAAGTCATATGTTCTGTTTTATCAAACACATGATAATTTTCATCAGATCCAGTAGAAGGTATGTATTTGCCATTAGCAACTAAACATGAATGACTATTTAACATGTTCGTATCAATACGTTCATAACTGATAGAACTGTTCGTATAAACCATAAAATATTCCGCAGGTATATCATTATAATCTACTATATAATTCTCGGTATCAATATTAAACCCGCTAATCCATATAGCAGGTTCTGTCCCAGAATGAGGTAATATAGTCACTACTGATATGCCATAAGTTGATGATGGATTACTAAAGCTTTCAATATCAGTATATACTGATACTGGTATATATGCTGGCGAAAATTTACCTCTTGTACTAGTATTGCTATTAGAAATTGACACATAATAATTGCCACTTCTTAATCCATATCCATTTACAAACGTTAACTGATCAAAGTTTGATGGTATTTGGCATGAGACTATATCAAGTGAACCATTGGCAAAAAATAAATCGGGGGATATTGATGATAATATTGGGTCAACTCGATGATTCTGAATAACTCCACAGACACTATCGTGATTTCCAAATGACCCTAAAAGAATTGAATTCTTTTCTATAATTAAGTCATTAGCATAGTCTATAAAATTATTACCACCAAAATTATAAAAGGTGCCACCAAGTAAAGCATTAGTTTGAAAATCTAAAAGTAAAATATTATCATCATATTTATCATCCGCATTGGATATAATAACTTCAACCTCAGTAGAAATCTCAGAATTATATATTTTATTATGATATCCAATATTATATGAGTGAGTTCTAGCATAACTATCTTGTACCCATTTCATAGAAATATATTCGGCACTATTAGTACAACTAGATATAACACCAAAAACACCAGTACCGCCAGTGCCCAACTCATTGAATTCCAACACTTCACCTGTAATATAATTCTCGCCAGCAGATTCCACAACAACACCGTCAACAGAACCAACTCTAACAGATGCAACATGACAATCAAATCCACTACCACTGCCCGGATCTATCATATTAAATGCAAGTGATTCTCCAACATTATAACCACTTCCACCATGAATAACATCAATTGAGGATATAACTACATATAAACTTTCAGTAAACGAATTATTATCATTATCCGTTATTGTTACGGATTCCCCTTTAATAAATCTACCAACCATATTAGAAATGAAATATTCCTCTACTGGACTAAGCTCGATATAATATGAAAGATGTCTGTCTATAGTTGCCACAGAACCACTAATATTGCCAACCACCAATTTAGGGTTATATGTTTCATCATTATAATTAACAGCAACACTATATCTATCTATAAATGGCACACATCGTATACTTTGTTGTATTTCCCATGTATTATCACTTGGCTTAAAAGTATATTTACTTGGATAAAAAAAGTCAACATCTTTTTGGAAAAAAAGATTAAATAAAAATTTATATGACTGTTCCGTTCCTTTGTTAGAATAAAATGTCTTCATAAACTTTATAAGTTTAGACCTGTCTGCAACAACTTTAATATTATCACTATTAGTATTAGAACGTCTTTCTATCTCAGTTTTACTAATATATGTTGTTGATATTCTATAAAGAACACGAACTACTGTCTGTGATTTAGGAATCCATCTTGTCTCATTTATAGGATCTTTAAAAACGATTATACCGTCTTCTATGTTATAATAATCATTAGGTAGTTTTACAAAATCACCACTAGACATATCATATTTCATATCAAATATTAAATTGTTAAATACCCCACCATCCAATACTTCAACTTTAAACATCATAAAGACTGTTCCTACAGGAACATGTATATCATTATTAATATTAGTAATATTGATATAAGGAACTTCCCACAAACCGCCATTTAATTGACACGAACTTTGTGTATTATATCCAGACACAGTACATGACTTGTTGACCCCATTATCAAATTTGACAAATAATTTAATATTATTATCAAATAAGTCTAATTTTATATTAGATAAATAAAGAATAGACATGAGAGGATCTGACACACTACCAATAGTAAAGATATGTTCTTCATTCCCGACCGCGTTGCCATTGCCATAGAATATATAATTTCTGATATATTGTGTTATAATAGGAAGATGATACGAATCTCCAGGTTCTATAATACTTACCTCATTAACTGATTTAGATTCGGAAACATTAAATTCAATTTGACCATCTCTCCCGATTCCATCAATATCTTCCACCTCTACAATATATTTTCCTGGAGTTAAAGAATGCCCAACATTATATAAACTAGCACCACTTATTAATGTCTCATCTTCATCATCAATCATGACAGAAGTCAATGCTCCTGAAGAATTTTCAATCTCAAATTTGAATTTAGGTAAAATACTATAGTTAGTTGATATTCCAAAACCACCATGCATATTTAATTTATTTAAAAAATCAACACGTAATGATGATGAACTTTGATTATATCCAGACCCGTTCTCTATTATAATCGGGGATGTAATACTACCAGATATTACTGTAACTTCAAGTATCCCACCTTGTCCGTCGTTACCATCGAACCCCCCAACATTAAGAGCATATACACCATCCGTCCACCCATATGATGGATATATAACAATAACTTCATATAACGACCCCAATTGTCCAAGAACAAATTCAAATCTAGGATATTCAATAATAATGTTAGAAGGGTTAAATCGAAGTTCGTTAATAAATTCGGAAATATCTGAAGAAGATCTTGACACAAATGTATCAATTTCATTATATAATGGAACAGTAGTTGTATTTACTTGATTAGAAAGTAGTGGTATGCCATTTACATCAATAGGTATAAAAAAAGAATTTAAATCTGGATTAATATATACTGAAATATCATCTACTTTTTGTAAAAAACTTTTATCGTTATAATATGAAGGTTCATAATGTGATAAATTGAATTGAGAAACTACACCATTTCCGACAAAATTATCAGAAGAATATGTTACCGTAGAACTTTCACGATTTCTTAAATTTAATTTATTTCTACGAGTATTACTTTCATTCGTTTCATCTATACTATTATTAATAGTAATAACTGTTGGCATATCAAATGCCATTTCTTTAATATAATATTGGCCAAATAAATGAGAAACATTATCTATATCAGAATCTTGTAATAATCCAGCAGAAACCCCTAATGGATTACCATCTTGTGCCATCCATTCATAATATAATTCTAAAAATTCAATATATGTGTTATATTCACCAGACTCACGCATCCAAGACGGAATTTGTTCTGATATGTCATCTGTCAACCATTTTAATTTAGAAGTGTCCATAATATTAAATTATATTTACTGATCTTACTGAAGAATTTTCAGAACTATAAAATAAATCATTATCCATTATATCTATAGATATATTAGTTTGATCTATATATAATATTTGATTACCCCTTGGATATATATCATCCGATGTCAAAGAACATGTAACCGATATATCAGTATAATAATCACTTTCTAATACAATAATATTATCAATACGCACTAATCCTTTATTATAATCACATATACCTTTTAAATATGTATTAACTATGAATTCACCTTCTGTTTCCCCCTTTCTATGAAATAACAAATGACCATCATGTTTTTTATCATCAACAAAATGCCACAAAAATTCAGAATCCGGGATTCTGAATTCAGAAGAACGTACCGTACCTTTCTTTATTTTATTAGAAAAGTTAAAAATATAAGTATATGGCTTACCATGTCCAGGGATGTCTTCATTAACTCTAAGAACAATATCCGTTAAATTATTTTCAATAGAGTGATGTGTATTATCTATCATCGCAAGAAACTTAGAATATCTAAAATAATCACCAAAACTATTTAAATCTTCTTTAGAAAATCTAACAACTTCATCATAAACCATATTTTTAATATCATCAGAAGAACGAGTTGTTTGATCCGAATTGTACTTAATCATAATTTTAATACCCAATTTAATATATTTTGGACTAACAATAATAGGAGAAATACCAAGCATAGAATGATTACGTTTTAAATCGTATTCTATATTACTGCGTTCCACTTCTGATATATAATCACCAAACTTAGGTCTTATTGATATAAATATACTTCCATATCTAGGTGGTATGTTATCTTCCCCACCCCAAACATTTAAAGATTCAACTAATGGATATACTTCTTTAATAATAATTTTATAATCCTCTAATGTGACTGCTCGTTTTTGTGAAGAAAATGCTCTTGGTGCTGCGTGTCTTATTTCTTCTAAAGTTTCTTTATCTCCACCGCCAAATGTTTTAGAATTTATAAAAATCGATGATTCATCAATACCTAAAAACGAAGTATCAACTATATTGTATAACGGATTCTCTGCGTCGTTATCAAATATAATACCTTGCCCTATTCCGTTAGCCGCAGATCCAACGCAATCTAAATATGTAACTTTAATCAGGTCATTAGATGTCAATTTTCTACCAAACACACCATCACCAAAATATATTTCATATTGTTCATTGATACTCTCTTGCAAGAAAAAAACCAAACTATCTTTATCTAACTTCATATTATCACGTTCTAAATAATACTCTGATACATTATCACTTTCCATATCAGAATATGTAATAAAAACACGAAGAGTGTCTGTATCTATACCACTATTATTTAATATGAATTTTTGATTTATATCCGACTCATCATAATAAAAATATTCTTCTATTACATTCCCCTGTAATAATATAAAATCATCTAATCTAAACACATCATACTTACGTCCTTCAACACCACCAATAATATTCGAATGAGTACGTACTGCATATCCTTCTTTTTCAGGATAAAAACTCCACGGCATTCCGTTTTTACGATTCAATTTAAATTTAGCAGATCTAGTGATGGGTAAAAATCTAGTAGGTAATGACTCAGAATCTGACCTTATTTCAACAACGGCAATAAGATTAACAGAAACTTTAGCACATGTATTAGATTTGGGTATATATCCTAATAATTTACACTTGGATATGACATTTTCCCGTATTTGAGCAGTATCTAAAAACATCTCAGATGCTATCATATTTAAATAATATGCATGATGATGTGTATTATATGCTAAAATATCTATTAATGAGTTTAAAGCAGATCCCTCAAAATCATAACTATTAAAAGTTTTATTTGTTGGGTGATTTCTCATATAATCAATTATACTAGATTTTATTTCTTTAAAATCTAATTCTGCAACTTTTATATTCTTTTCCATATCTATCTTACTCTATATAATGAAATTGATGTTGATATTATTTCGTTACTATTTGATGTTAGGGTTCGATATTGCAAAGTAATTTCAAACCCACCGTTAACATCATTGTCGGATTCTTCTAATGATATATCAATTATATCAATTCTCGATTCAAGTGTCTGCAAAGTTGTCTTAATACCCTCAAGAATTCGTCTTATATATATTTTGTCGTTTAAATTCTCAAACAACAATTTACCTATACTTGTACCAAATTCCATACTAAACACACGTTCAGAATTATTAGTTAATAAAATATTCTTCATAGATTGAGACATTGCGTCTTTACCATACAATATATTTATATCACCGGCAGTATTTAATCCATTATGTTCTGTATTTTTTGAAAAAGTTAAATCAAAATCCTTCCAAAAATCTTCCTTTTTATTTAAAATTGTAGTATTATATGACATATCTTTAATTTAAATTTATTTTTGGAGCACGTAACACAATACTCTCATTACTAATATTTATATATTTCCCACTAACATCCGAATCCCAAACGCCCTTAACTTTAATATTACAATCACCAGAAACTACTATATTGATATTACCTTCTATATGCATGTTCTTATCCCCTTTAATAATCTCATAATCGTCCCCAATTATTTTAGTAACCCTATCTCCATTTGGATGATATTCTTCAAATGATCCACTTCTATGATAAGTATGTATACGTTCTCCACCAGGAGTATCATCAAATTCTTGATGATGTCCAGATTCAGTACTAATAACTTTATTATATGGATATATTGTCTTATATTTAGTTGTGGGTTCTTTAAACAATGCATTAGAAACAACAGAATCAATCTTATCTTTAACAATAGTATCAGAAGTTTTATCCCCCCTAGACAATCTATTAACATCTGACTCACCAACAACAGAATTATGTATCGGAGTTTCGTTCAAAGATGGATATTTATTGCCAGTATCACCAAATTTAACTGTCGTGATATCTGGTGATTTAGGTATACCAGGAATTGTACCAAAAAGAACTGGTTCCTGATTACCTATGCTGTCAATAAAAAATCCCACAACCCACGCACCAACTAATATTCCAGTGGGCGATATACCAACACCAGCAATAGATGCTGAGGTAATTGGCATGATTGGTGATGCCCATGGTAGTCCATCTGTTGGTAAAATAGAAGAATCGTGGGTATGTGCCGCCAATATACGAACCCTACATCTACCTATTTTTAATGGGTCATTAATATCTTCTACAACACCATAAAACCAAATAAATTTATCCTTTCCTAAATAGTCCAATATTTAACTCCTTAATTTCGGAAATGTTACAGCAGTACGATCTTTTACTGCCGTTATCTTCATATAATATCCCATACTACTCATCTTGTGAGTTAACTTTATAATTAACCATTTTCCATAATATGACGGATTATTATACGATTCCTTACTAGTACTTTCTCTAAAAAGTGGTAAATCTATACCTATGATATCACCAACTGCAATATTAGTATCACCAAACACATTCAATTCTATTTTAAAATTATCAAATAATTGCAACCCATATTCTCTAGATAATATATTCTCTGATCTATTATAACTATTATATTTATTGTGTGGGGTATATGATATTATTTCGGGATTATGGTGTAATCCATTAGATTTTGATATGTTAGATTTATCAAGTAAGGGGTTATTGGCAGATTCACCATCACGACTTTCAATATATTGTTCTGAGTTTTTCCAATACGAATGTGTGGATTTATTAACTTGTCTAGACAATATATCACAACTAATATTAGTAGAATTGTACATACCCCCTATAATATTACCCAACACATCAAAATTAGATACTATTTTCCACGTATCTATTATATTAATACTTGTTATAAGATTTGTGGGGTCTACCTCTCCAATATAATATTCCGCCTTTTTTTCCGGATAAAACAAGTCTTCTATTGGTTTGAATACATAATTCCTATTATTCTCAAAAAATACATAAGCAGTGGACCCACTCTTATATGCCAATGTAGACAACCAACGTATTGCCGCAAATGGTGCAATATTGGGAATTACTAGTTCTTGTTTATCATCACTTTTGCTTATGATTAAAGACTTACTTGCATTGAATTCTTCAAATATTTTTAATGCAATAGATGCCGCATCATTACTAAAATATCTAGATATTTTATATTCATAATTTTTTACAAGGTCAGATGTAACTAAACTTAATTTATAATTCAACTGATGTCTGGTAGTTTCCACCTCTGATATCATATACACCCATAATTTTAAATATACATATCTAGTAGAAAACGCACTTTTATATTTAATAATAACACGCTCTTGTCCTATAATTGGTAAATTTGATATTATTTCTTCAGTGTCATTAATATATAAATCAACAGAAATACTAGACATCATTATATCTTCTGAAATTATAAGTTGTTCATATGAGCTACTAAGATCCAAAACATTACCATTATGAGAAGTTATTTGTAATAACTCTATCGTATGATCTCCTAATGATTTAGGTATAGATGATACTCCAACGGTATTTAAACTCATAATTCAACCATTCTTTTAAATTCAGATAAAAACTCAGGAATTGAATCTTGTTTTAAAACTCGTATATTGCGCTTTTCTTCATTATTTGAAAAATTATAGTCGTATTTACTAATCAGTTTAAATGAATTCTGTTCATTTAAACTTAACTTTTCATATGTATACGGTGATACTTTATAATCTTCATCAACAATAGTCTCACTATTATTATACTCATCAACAACAACCCTGCTTGTTAACTTAACATAACAATGTGGTATTATCATAGAATATCTAAGACTGCCATAATCACGTATAATTTTTTTATTAAAACTTTCTTCATTTAACGGCCAATCATCATATTTATTAATCATATTATTAAACAATAACACGATCCAATAATAACCAGAATCACCATAGTATTTCTCTGCTATAATTTCTGGGTCATCTTCATCACGAACATACCACGATTCCCATGTATACGGATTATCGATGTATGTCTGTGGAACTTTAACTTTTATAAACAAATTCTTAACCTTTCTGGGGATATTATCATAATTAATATACATATCATCAACTTTGTTATAAGTAGATTCTGTACCTGAAACAAGAACTTGTTTTTTTAAATTTGGAATATAATTGAACATAATTGATTACTCTCTACAATATTACACACTAATGTATAAAAATTAAACACCAGAAGGATCCACATCGCCCATATGTTGTTGCCTAGTTTCTATAAAGGATAAATGTAATGACATCTGTGTTGGTGTGCCTTGTTCCCCAGCTACATTAAATCTCCCCTCTGAACCATAACCAACTCGACAATTAGTTAAAACCCAGTAACTATTAAACACAAGTGCGGTATTCCGCAAATCGATTTTATAATATCCAGGCAATACCCACTGAGTAGACCCAGAACCATGTTTTTTTGGAAGCATTAATTTTCTAAAATTAGTGATGATCTTTCTAACGTCGTTATATTCGTTAGCACTCTTTGGGACAAAATTAAAGTTAATAGAAAACTCTCTGAATCCAATTCCATTAAACATAACTGACCTATTATTCTTTTTAGCTAATCCTCTAGCCGCCAGCAAATCTTTACCAGCACCTTCTTGAAATGTGTCACCGAATGATTTCATAACTGAACTAAACGCATCAGATGTCGGAAATTTGGATCCGGGGGTATTAACATTTGCCATCCAATTTCTAATAACACTTCCGTCCTCACTCGCCCATTGCGCCTCATTTGCCATTTCAAATCCCTCTGGTACATATAATACTATAGTGGCACCCAAATCACCAGCACTTCGTGTGCCAAGTCCACCAAGGTTTTCCTG